CCATCTGGTCACGCGCCTTGAGCATTGCCATCGCCGGTGGATTACCGAACGTATGCGCGTTGTGACCGTAATACCAACCATTCGGATTGTCCCAGTGGCCTTTGCCGTCAGGGTAAGTGCCTGGGCCAGTACCAAACTCGCTGTTCATCGGATGACCATAGCCATACGTTGCACCAGCGCCGAACTCAATGAATGCCACTGCTGAACCCTCTGCATAAATCACGGCGACTGTCCCTGTGTCATCGACACGGACGCTCACATCGTTTGTACCGCTGTATATCGCGCGTGCAAACTGAATAGAGGCCACCGTAGCACCCCGCGTAGCAAGGCGTATGCGAAGTTCATGCTCTTTTTGGGCAATCCATCTCTTGTATTTTTTAAGCTCTTTGATTGCGCCTTGAATGCTTTTGCTGTTGAGTGGATCAACGACAATCGTTTTAGGCATTGTCTGCCACCTCTCGCAGCGCAATCATATAGCCGTTCTTGCTGTCCGCAATCCGGACAACGCGATACGTCGCACCGCCGAACGTTACCCTGTCACCTTCAAAAACAGGACAGTCCCCGCAAAGTGAAACCGTCCTGCTGTAATCGGTCAAATCACCGAATATTTCATTCGCTTCTTCGCCGACAGCAGCGCTTACATTCCAACGTACGGTGACAGGTGCGCCGTAGATCTTCTTGACCTCAAGCGTATCGTTGCCGTATGCGTCCTTGATCGGCTCAGTGCCGATCAGATTTTCGTAGGCGACTTCGCGCTCATTACGTTTAAGGGTTCGCATTGAGAATCACCCCCGAACACATCGGCGTGATCTTATTGAGCAGGCTGGGGGAAATGTCCCCGGCTTCATACGTTCGGCTGATCCCGTTTTCGTTATGAGCAGTTTCACCTTCCGCGCCAATCTTGCTATACAGTTCAAGCGCAATGGAGATCTGAATCCGCTCATACTGATGCGGAACTTCCGCATCAATGGGATAGCCAAACGGGAAGCGACGGTTCAACACAATCGCCCCCGCCTGGTCAATCAGTTCAGACAGCAAATCATCGCTTGCCGTATCAGGCGCAATGCGCAGCTTGAGAGCATCAAGTTTTTCGTCAATCGTCATTTGCTGTCACCTCTTGATGATTACTTCGTAATCTTGAACGCCTTGGTCGCGTCGGTCAGCGCAGCAAGGTAATACTTGCGGCTGATGATCTTGTTCTCGCGATGTTCCTTGTCGCGCTCCTGCTCGACTTCCATGCCGCGCTTATTGAACAGAGTGACAGCCTCGCGAGTACCGCCGACGATAGTACCGGCAACCGCATCCTTCTTGGTATACAGGTTAATGCCAGCCACAGTGCCGACGTAGCCGTTACGAGCGAAGCTCTCAACGTACTTGAGGTCTTCCTTCAGCGCCTTACGGATAGCCGCCATATCGGTCGGATTCACGAACGCGAAGATGCCAAGACCCTCAAGGTTCTCAACATTCAGAGAAGCGGCAGCGTCAACGAACGCGCCAAAGTCAAACGCGGAAGCAGTGACAGCCAGAGTTGCCTTGTTGAACTCGGCGAACACGTCAGCATTGACGGTGTTGAACATGTCAACAGCGCCATGACGCAGGCCAGTCTGGACAACCAGCGGATCTTCCATCTCTTCCTCGTCGTAGTACTTGAAAGTGTTCTGCGCAAGCAGAATCTTGTACTCAGACGGAGCGAAGTCAACTTCAATGTACTTGCTGTTGCCAGCGCCCTTGGCAAGCTTCTCAGTGCCGTTAGTAGCACTGTAAACGTTGATCTTCTTGGTCATGCCAGCAGTGCCAGCCAGGGAATTGTCGACGGTGCAAAACTGCTGCAGGTCAAGCAGACTGTTGTACTGGTTTTCAATCTCATTCGCCAGTACAAAATTCTCATACACGGTATTAGCCATAGATTAGCCCTCCTTGTAAAACTCCTTATACTGTTCCGGCTTCTCCTTGGCGAAAGCGGCCTTTTCTGCAAGCGACAGCTTGAAGAAGTCCTCCTTCGTCATGCCCTTATTCCCCTCGCCGGACGGGGGAGTAGGCGTATCCTTGAGCAGTTGCGCTCTCAGATTCTTTTCCTTATCGGCAATGAACTTTGCGTGGTTCGCAAAGATTTTTTCGGTATCGCCGCTTACCATCGCTTTCGCAGTCTCGGTAGCAAGCTTCTCGTCATAGCCCAGACTCATCCAACGCTTAGTATTGGCATCAATGGCCTTTTCAGTTCTGAGCGTTTCAAGCTCGGTCTGCATGGCCTTGAGAGCCTCGTCCTGTTCGGCCTTGGCCTGTTCATCGGCAGACAGCTTTTCGCGAAGCTGCTTCTTGTAAGCAGCGGCCTCACTTGCCGCCTTGTCCATCAGTTCCTTCTTTACGAACCCGGACATGTCAACGTCATACGCTTCAAGCGCCGCAAGCTTCTCCTCGGCGGTCATATCGGCGTATCCTTCAATCTTGCTGATATCGATCTTCATGTTTCTGTCCTCCTGCGCTTTTAGGTGATCTCCCACCGTCTTATGCGTTTGGTAAGCGGTTCTCTCCGCTATAAAACAAAAACGACGCAAATCCCCAGTGAAGGGGATCAGCGTCGTCAATGCGACTAAAATTATTCAAACTCTCCGCGAACGTACTTCGCGTCGATTTCATCAAGCGTGGTACGCTCGTTGCAGCGCGTATAGGCACTGCCAGCGCCATGCCTGATCGTTACGGCCTCGCCGGTGATCGTGGAGATGTTGACGATAGCATAGCATCGCGCACGTCTGCATCGAAGCTGCGCCTCGCCGTCAACGCGTCCCATCAGCGAACCGCAACGCGGACACCTGATATCACGCATTCTTCTTCTTCCTTTCCTTTGCAGGCTTCTGCTGAACGACCGGCGCTTCCTTCGCCACAAGCTGCGGACGCTTGCCCGTCGTGATCTTAGCTTTCCTCATATTCTTCGTCCTCCGGAATAAAGTAGCATCTGCAACCCCAATGGGGTTTTGGGGGAATCCGATTGATCGGATAGACCTTCTTGTGCCGCGCAGCACAGTCAGGACACCTTCGCTCGTCAACCTGCGTAATCCAGCGGACACGCTTAACGCCGATATCCTTGTATGCTGTGATCACCGCATGATCTTCAACCATGATGCCAAACTGCTGCGTCTGCCGAATCCACAGGGACGCTGCTCGTCTGATCGCTTCAAGCTTGTTTGAGCTTGCGATCACGGATTCAGCAAACCTCGCACGCTTGCGGTCGACTTCGTGTTTATACACAAATTCAGTCACCGGATCATACGACAGCAGGAACGCCAGCAGCCAAGCGGCAGAAATGTTTCTGCCGGGAGGCTTGCCGGTAATATCCTTGTATCGCGCACGCGCGACTTCCAGAAAAGCTTTCTCGTTCGCTTCTTCAAGTTCGCTATACAGGGTTTTACTTTCCTGTATCACGTTCAGTTCGTCCATCGCCATCATCCGGCGACTGCGTGCGAACTTCCTGCTGATCATCGACCGCAGTTTCTTCATGGACGTGTCCGTCCTCTGATACATCTTCATCGTCCGTCACATCCCATTGCTTCAAGAACTCTTTGCTTTGCAGGTAAATGTCCGTAGGATCATTCCACAGACCGCAAGTCGCAATAGCAACCTTCGGAGCAATGCCGGAAGTAAGCAACTGTTGAAGTGCCTGCGCCTTTGTCGTGATGTTGTCAACGTAACGGCGCGTGAACTTGATCTCAATGTCTTTCACCTTGAGAGGCGTTCCGACCGTATCACGCAGAATGCGAAGAATCAGTTTCAAGAACTTCTTCTCGCTGCACTTGAACTCTTGCTCAGTACTCTTTGCTCTCGCTTCTGCCTGCTCCCAACCGCCGCGCAGGATCACGGCACTGCCGGTATCGCTGGTGCTTGCACTTTCACCAGACTGCGACGGGACACCGCAAATACTCAGAATGCTATGCCTGATTGCATCCGCAAGCGTCTGAATGTCGCCCTGCTTCATTGCAGCACTCAGATACTTAGCATCCGTACCCTGGGGGAGAGACAGCATCTTGAACTCCTCAAGATTTTTGTAGCCGTCTGCGTCCATACTCGCACCGATCAGCGCGATGAAGCTGTTCACATACTGGACGATATCGTCAAGCCGATTGCTCTGCACTTCGTTGAGCGCATCGAGTAGCGGAAGA